TGTCATCCACTGGATCACCTCGCGGTCAGTTCTACGACTCGTTCCATAAAGACGCTGCACGATACTGGACCAGACAGGTGCCAAGCACCGAATGCCCACACATCAGCGCAGAGACTCGACAGTTGGATTTGATCAAGTATGGAGAAGGGCACCCACTCTACAGGTCAAAGCATCTGGCAGAGTTCACCGAGGACCTAGACCGGCTGGTCCTATCAGCACCGGCGCTCAGGTCAGCTCTGGACACCCAGCCCCCAGAGAATGAGGTTGGAGAGGTTGTTGCCTTCTGCGACTTCGCAGCCGGGCGCGACGAGAACGTCCTGTGCATCCGGCGTGGCAACAAGGCAAGGATCATCAAGGCATGGACCGAGCGCGACACCGTGCAAGCAGCGCGGGAGTTCGTGCGAATGTTCGAGGATGAGAAACTGTCGGCTGGTCAGATTTGGGGTGATGCCGACGGTCTTGGCACCGGGTTCATCGACCAGTTCGCAGAGATGGGCTGGCACATCAACCGGTTCCACGGCGGTCAGACCAGCACCGAGAAGGATGAATATGCCAACCTCATCGCACAGGTCTGGCATGTTGGATCCAGAGAAATTGAACGTGGCAGAATCAACCTCGGGCAACTGGACAGCAAAACCTTTGAACAGTTGACCACCAGAAAATCCGAGTGGAACGAGACCGGCAAGCTGCGGTGCGAATCGAAGGAGAAGATGTCGATGCACGGGGTGAAATCGCCTGACCGAGCAGATGCGCTGCTTGGCTGCATCGTCATGGGTTCACGCATCACCGGCGCGATGGGTGGCGCCACAGTGGTCAGCACCACACAGTCAGAGTTCAGACCGAGGGCGATGAAGGGGTTCAATGCTATTTGATACCTTATATTTAAGGCAAGGATAGTTTTGGATTTACACCGATCAGCGCATGTGCTATGGCTGATTCATGACGACGGACGAGAAAAAAGGTGTGGTCACTCCACTGCCAGCATCCTATCGCACGCAGGACTTCGACCTTGCCAACGTGACACCCGAGCAAGTGCGCTCGATTCTGCGCAATGTTCGGACCGGCAGGCTTGAGGACCAAGACAGACTTTTCCGGCTGATGCTCGATTCATGGTCCCGGCTGCGGAAGTGGTTGAACGAAGTCTCGGGTGCAGTGTCATCATTGCCGATTCAAATCTCGCCTGCAATCCGCGAGGGCATGGAAGAACCGACACCGGCAGCACTGCGGATCCACGAGGTTGTCGAGCGTGCACTCCAATCCTACTCGCCTCGCCCGGCATATCTTGAGCTTGATGGGGGTGGCATGGTCAAGGCATTGGTGGATGCCTACGCCAAAGGCGTCAGTGTGCTTGAGATCCTCTGGCATGTGCAGAATGGCGTCGTGTCGCCGAGGTGCTATTGCCCTGTGCCTGCAAAATATCTTTCATATCCACAGAACTCGATGGAGATCGACCGGCTGATGGTCGCACCGAAGGGGGTGACGCAGGATGTCCTCGAGGACTTCCCACCTGACAAGTTCTTGCTTGGGGTCTGGCAGCAAGGAGGGATTCACCCCATCCATTGCGGCAACCTCCGCAGCCTGACGAAGCACTGGCTGGGCGCCATCTACGGGATGGGCTGGCTCATGCAATACGCACAGCTGTTCGGCATCCCGTGGCGGCACATCGAGACAGACGGGTCTGCAGATGCCATGCAGAAGGCACAGGACCTGCTTGAGGGCATTGGCAGCAGCGGTGCAGCTGTCACAGGTCCGAACGTCAAACTCAGCGTGCTTGAAGGTGTCAGCGGATCTGCGGCAACCATGCCACAATCCCACCTGATGGATGTTGCCGACAGGGCATGTGACATCCTGATGCTCGGGCAAACGCTCACCACCGACGTTGGCAGCAGCGGCAGCCGGGCACTGGGCGACGTTCATGCCAACGTCCGGTCCGAGGTCCTGCAATCAGTGGCAACGTGGGTCTCCAACATCTTCACCAACCAGTTGATCCCAGCAATCGTTCGTTTGAATTTCGGGGCGGTGCCGAGTGAAGACATGCCCTACGCAACGCTTGAAATCCCTGTTCCAAAAGACCAGAAGGCAACAGCAGAGCGCATCAAGATCCTCACCGAGATTGGATTGCCGATGTCGAGCAAATGGGTCTATGAGGAGCTGGGCATCCCAGAACCACAGGAAGGAGAAATGCTGCTGACCCAGCAAGGAACAGCACCAGCTGCTGATCCGGCTGACGATATGGTGGTCGATCCGGCTGAAGACCTAGAAAACTATCGCGTGGAGGATCCACCAGAACTTGTGCCGACGTCCGAGATGGTCATTGCTGCCAATGCTGCGCTGCAGGCTCGCAGGATTGCACCAATCGGGCAACGTGGCATGACCGCAGCCGGGCTGCAGCGTGCGCGGGACATTGCGGCAGGCATTGCCTTGACACCGGTGGCAAAGAAGAAGATGAAGGCATTTTTTGAGACCGCCAATCCCGGTGAAGTAGGATCCAAGGAGTGGCAGACATATCAAGGCTGGGGTGGGGAGGCTGGCAAGAAATGGGCAAGCCAATGACAAAGGACCAGCTGGCAGAGGTGTCGAAGAAATGGCTGTCACCTATCGACGAGATGATTGCTGACCTTGTCGATAAATCACACCGCATGACAGCCGGGGCATTCAGCAGGGAGGTCGATGAAGCCATCCGGCGCATCCCTGACCTGTGGGATCGTCTTGGCATTGCTTCCCTTGAAGAATCGCTGAATGATGCAATGGTCGAAGCATTCGCAGGACCGATAAAGAAAATCCAATTTCAGCAGCCCGAGGGCATGAAAGCTGCAAGAAGTGACGTCGACCTCAGACCATCAGAAGCAATGGCAAAAGCTGCTGCCTATGCTCTGGAGATTCGCAGGACAAAGCCACCGTCACAGCGTGGGATGACCTCGGTGGGCATTGCCAGAGCACGCGACATCTCCAACCGAGTGCAGCTATCAGTCGACACAATCAAACGTATGATTTCCTTCTTTGCCCGGCATGAAGTCGACAAGAAGGGGTCGACGTGGGATGAGAAGGGCAAAGGCTGGCAGGCATGGAACGGCTGGGGTGGCGATCCCGGCAGAGCGTGGGCGATTGCAAAACTCAAACAACTTGAGCGGGAATGATCAAATTGATAATCACAACCAAGGGCATCGACAAGGTCGTCTCGAGCATGCTCAAACTGCAAAGTGTGGAAGTGCGACGCAGGGCAATCAGTGCCGGTGCTATGGATGCAACGGAGGTGGTGAAAAAATACTACCGTGACGGCGCAAGCGCCATGTGGAGTGGGACAGGACCAACGCATGGCGCAGGCAGGAAGAAAACCCAGTGGTGGCGCGGTGTGGCAAACAACTGGAACGTGTCGAAAGCAAACTCCCAAGGTGCAACATTGACAAATGCCAACACCGTTGGCTTCTCACACAAAATCACGGGTGGAACCATCACAGCGAAAAGGGTAAAGTTCCTGACCATACCGGTCGATCCTCGGGCGCACGGACTGACAGCAAAGACATTCTCGAAGACGATTGCACCATTGTTTCGGGTCAAGAACATCTTGGCTGCAAAAGATGACGACGACAAAATCAAACCCATCTTTGTCCTCAAGAAATCTGTCACGCAAAGACCTTGGGCAAACGCTTTGCCACCGGAGAACAGCTATGCAGATGCATTTGCCGCAGGGGTCCTAGATACGCTCATTGCGGAGGCTGAAAAATAAGACTAATGGGTTTCAAATATTCGTGGTAAATTTATTGCGAATTGAGCGCAGAACATGTCACAGCAGGATTTGGAAATGAGATCGAATCTCAGACCGGCTCTATCGTGTATCTGCCAGAAGGTGTGCATCAAATCCAAGCAACCGTCAACGGCAAGCCACAGAAGCGCACCGTGACAGTTGATCAACGGGTCCTTGCCTCCTTCTCCGAAGACCTCGCATCTCGCCTTGCACGCAATGTCCGACCCTTTGCCGGGTTCGACCACGTCGCAGGTCCTGCATCGTTTCTGCCGAAGGAGTTCAGATATGAACCGGGCACAGGGCTTGTGCTCGACGTCGAGTGGACCAGTGCAGGAAAAGCAGCCATCGAGGGAAAAGACTATTCCTACTTCTCGCCAAACTTCCTCCTGATGAATGGCATCCCATCCGGTCTTGCCGGTCATGGGGAAATCGGGTCGCTGGTCAATGAACCAGCATTCGAGGCAATGGAGAAAATCGCAGCATCTCACCAAACAAACACTATGGACATCAAACAGTTAGTCGAATTGGGACTCGTCCCTGAAGGTCAGGACCCAGCATCTGCAATGGAGGTGGCGAAGGCTGCCCTTGCAACCTTGCGGGAAGAATCAGTCGCAGCAGCTCATGCTGAGACGATCCAAGCGCAACTGGACGCCGCAGTGGCAGAGAAGGATGCAGCTGAAGGGCAAGTGGCAGACCTGACCAAGAAGGTTGAGGACTTGACCACCGCAGCCGACGCTGCAGAAGACAAGAGCATTGAAGCAACCATCGCTGATGCTGTCACGGCTGGGCGCATTGCTGCACAGGATGACACCTCCAAAGCGTTTTGGCGCAAGTCGATCAAAGCTGACAAGGCGGCAATCGCCATCTTGCATGCACTTCCGACTAAGCCAATCAATGGCGAGGTCATTCTTGCCGGAAAAGCAGACAAACAAGTCAACAATCTCAAAGGCATTGCTCGCGTAGAAGCTGCCCTCAAAAATCAACAATAACAAACAAATACCATGTCCCTATCACTCCTTGACCTCGCAAAACTGAACGGATCTGACCAAGTCGTTGGTCTGATCGAAGAAGTCGCTTCATCCTCGCCAGAGGTGACGATCATTCCTGCTCGCACCATCCGTGGCACTAGCTACAAAACGGTGAGTCGAAACTCTCGCCCATCGGTTTCATTCCGTGCTGCCAATGAAGGCACAGCAGGAAGCGCATCGATGTTCTCCGAGCGCCTCGTTGAATGTTTCATCCTCTCTG